CTAACGGGGCGTTACAAAAAACGCGCCGTCATCATCTGCGTCAATTCTCCGGATAAAGCGCGTCCAGAATTCCTTTTTCTCTTCCCGTGAGTAAGTATCATATTCAGCAAGCCCGTTTCGGAGAGCATCAAGGTTTGTCCTTGGCTTCTCCTCTACCGTTTCAAGTGATTTTTTTAGAGCAGTATACTCTTTTTTATATTCGTCCAGTTCGATCAAGTCGTTCAGGTAAAGCGTTTTCAGCTTATCCATTTTTTTGCGTATCGCGTCCGCGCTTTGCGTGGGCTTTTTTTCTGCCTTTTTATAATAGCGGTTGTTTCGCTCGGCAATCCCCTCAAGCTCATGCAATAAATAATCTTCCAGCGCGTCTTCGCGGATCCTTTTTTTGTGCGGGCACGCGGAATTGTCAAGCATTCGCGTCCTGCAACGGTAGTAGGTATATGTCTGCTTTATGGTTTCCGATTGCATCGTTTTTCCACACTCTTTGCAATGCAACAAGCCGGAGAACAGATAAACGCGATCTGTCTCAACTCCTGCGCAGCGCTGCGACCGCTGGCGGAGAATATCATTTACAATGTCAAAATCCTGCTTGCTTATTAGGGCGGGGCAAGCGTTCTCGATGCCGTACACCTCGCCGATATAAAGTCGGTTGCGGAAATAGTTGATATACTTGTTATATGATCTGTCAATGCCCCACGTCTCAAGCATATAGCGCTTTACGCCAAGCACGCTTTGCAGTTTGATATACGCCGCAAACATATCTCGCGCGGCATCTGTCGTGCCGTTATCGATCTGGTATTGCCTGTCTTTGATGATATACCCTAAAGGTGCTTTTGACCCTGCCGGTTGTCCTTTTGCACGTTTGCCGTCGTTGATAAATTTGATCCGCTCGCTTGTGCGGTCGGCTTCGTCCTGCGCGACGGAAAGCATGATATTGACCTTCAAGCGCCCGGACGCGGTGCGCGTCTCGTAGTCCTCTTCCGTCGCTTGCCATGTCACACCGTATTTGTCCAGCTGCGTCTGCACGTCGTAGTATCCGGCGACGTTACGAAACCATCGGTCGAGTTTGATAAACAGGATCATGTCTATTTTCCCCGCCTTGCAATCATCCAGCAGGCGCAGGAGTGCAGGGCGCTTTTTATACGGCTTTCGCGCGGATATTCCTGCGTCCTCATATATGCCCACCACGGTCATCTTGTGTTCTTTGGCATATCTCATCAGCGCGTCCCGCTGCTCTTGCAGGGACAGGCCATGCCGCGCCTGTTCTTCGCTTGAGACGCGGATATACAATGCCACTCTTATCAAAGCCACTCTCATCAATGCCGCTATCATCAAATCCCCCTCCAATCAATGTACACGCACCACACAGCAAGCATAACAATGATGACAAACATTATGGCAATCACGCCGTTGCGGATACGGACACCGCGCCGCATGATCTCGATCATATCAGTTTTTGCGTCAACATGACGTTCCAGCTCATCGTTTCGCGCCTGCAATGTTTCCTCGTTCCTGGTCAACCGTTCGGAAATTCCGAATATTTCGTCAAGCGATATCCCCAGTGCCTTGCAGATGGGCGCGACAGTATAGATGGACGGGGCTTTCGAAAACTTGGAAAAAAAGTTTTGCACGGTGGACAGCGGCACGCCGGAAGCGTCGGAAATGTCCTGATAAGTCAGCTTCAATTCTTCTTTACGGATTCTGCACACTTCTTGAATGTTCATTTACATCACCTTAACTTTTCCGGTTTCCGCGCCGCGAATTCGCAAGATGAGGGCTTGTCGAACCACGTCGAGCGCTGTCTTATTGCAATGTTTCGGTGTTGAATTGCCAAGGTAAAGCGGAGTATGGTCAAAGCAAGCAGCGGCGACCGCTCCCCGCTGGCTGCAAAAAGGCCCCGCCGTTTGTTGCAGAGGGCGGCGGGGCCTTTAATTACTTATTGCTTCTCAAGTTTTACGGTCTGCGTAACTCCCATAGCAGACACTTCGTAACTGATTACGCCGCCCTGATAGGTAAACGTCTTGGTGTCATCGCCGCTGGCGAGAATTGCCATATCGGTCTGGTCTTTATCATTTTCCGATTCCCAGATGTACGGCTCATCCGCCGTGGTAGGGGCATCGAAAGAGCCAGCCCAATAGAGGGCTTTGGTGTCTCCGTTATCAGATACCCAATACACCTCAATGGCATCTCCGGCAATGGTAGCGGCCTGCCATGCGTCATCTGCATCGCTGTTTGTCTGCTTCCACTCTCCAACGAGATCGGGCGGAGTTACCGGCTCGTTTTCTGGCTCGGTTTGATTCGGCCCCCCGCAGGCGGTTAACATGCCGAGCGCGAGGACCGAAGACAGCGCGATAAGCAAAAACTTTTTCATCTCAATTCTCCATTTTCTTGTATTTTCGACTGCACAAAGTGCAATAATCGACATATAGCCCCGTTACTATAATTATTTGGAGGGACACAAAATGTTGTGTAATGGCGTAAAAAATGATACAATAAGCAAAACGGATATTGAAATAATGCGAGAGAAGGTGCTTTATTCCGCACTATCGCTCGCACCAGAAGAAAAAATCCAGCTTCTAAGGTTTATTGAAGGAGGGTCATGCCATGAAAGAGCTAACGAAAGCATGGTACATAGACGCGAAAATGGTTGACGCAGTAAACCGGTGTATGGACGTAATCCGCGCGTCCGGGCTTTCTGCCGACAGCGCGGAATATCTTCCGGCCTGTTTAGATCAGGCGATCAAAGCAAGCAATCAGCTTGCTGCACAGAGCACTCCATTTCGAGAAACTCATGTGCGGGTAGAAGAAACAAACGGTGGGTATGATGTCACGCCTTGCGAGCTATTATTTGTTCAATAGCTGCCGATGCAATTCCCTTTGATATTGTTTCGATTACCGTCAAAGAAACAGACCCAAATGACCGCAGTATTTTTGACGCCTTTTCCCATTGCGCTTTTTCGGAAATTGTCGCTATAAACTCATGCCCCTTTGGGGTGACATAGTAGATAGCCGGTAGTTCGTTATGACGGAAATTCTCAACGGGGTCAAAGCGAAAATCTGTTGCCAGATATCCGCTTTCTGAAAGCTGGATAATATGATAAATCAGCGAACCCGCGTCATACTTATTCAATGGTGGGACAAGCCGCATTGAATCTACATAAAGAACATGATATCTGGCTGCGGTATATTTTCCGATTTCTTCCGTTTTGATGTATGTATGTTCCTCGCAGAATAGCATCAAATCGCGGACGCAATCAGGGTCAAGTTTCATTTCTTCCCCCTCTTGCTTTCCAAAAAATCAATATAGCGGTAAATCTCGTCCAATTCCTCCGCAGACGCGGAGCGAATAAACTGAGCGATTTTACCATCATCGCCCTCGCCCTCTGTGGCGGGGGCTTTTTTTATGCCCGGGTCGTCCGTTTCGCCACGGAGGTATTCAGGCGTGGTTTTAAGTTCTTTTGCGAGAATTTGCAACGGTTCATCGGCGATATTTGTGTTTTGCTTTTTGGCATCAATTAAATATCTCGACGAGAACCCCATTGCTTCACTAAGAAAGCTTTTCTTTTTCCCGCAAAGATCCACAAGCTCTTGAATTCTATCATATCTTATCAAAACGCGCACCTCAATTTGTGGGTTTCGCCAAAACCCAAAAAATGGGGTATCAAGTATTGACTTACCCCACAAAGTGAGGTATCATATACCTAAGCCCACCGAAAAATGGTACACAAAAACCAGCCCCCATAAAAGCGGCTTTTTGCAATGTCTTTTGGCGATTTCATTGTAATACGCTTTCGGGGTAGTGTCAAGTGTGATTTCTCATGTTTATGAGGTTTCGGCGGGCGTTGACTGCGGCGGGGAAAAGAAAAAGCACCCGTGGTTCGTTCACGGATGCTTTTCCCCCAAATTTGTTTACCAAAACGCGCTGCACGGGATGGTCGGACACTTTGCTTCGCATCCGTCCGAATTGATGGATTACTTCCCATCGGCTCGGCAATGCCATCCCGGCACAAAACGAACTTGCGCTTCTATGACGCGCCGCTCACTTTGGCAGTTCTGGTTCTGCCCCTTGCCCTATCGCATCGCGCCGTTTCTTCGGGTTGGAACGGGCAAAGTCAAAAGGTTGGTCAAGAAACCACCTCCTTGAGATTGCCACAGAGGGCTAATGTCAGAGTAGCACATTTCCCCGCCGCAGTCAATGATAACTCACAATGAAGGGAGGACGCAAACATTGACATTGAGAGAGCTGCGAGAACGCTCCGGACTGACCCGCGCGCAGGTGGCGAAGAAACTGAATGTGGACTTGTCCTGTGTGACGCATTGGGAGCTGGGCGACTGGCGACCGGCACGTAAGTACCACAAGAAGCTGGCAAGGATGTACGGCGTGACGGTGGCAGAACTGTTTGAATCCAGCGATGGGAAGTAAAAAAATGCCCCGCCCAATGTTGCAGCATCGAGCGGGGCGGGTGGGACGAATCTCACCACAAAATACAGTATCCGTGCTTATTGTAGCACGGAGGAAAGGAAAAGGCAATGAGAAAAAAGCCAGAGTACAAAATCATTTGGGTCACGCCCCCTGACCCTGTAAAGCTGGGGACGATCATGGGCGAGATTTACGCACGTGGTCGCGGCCTTGAGTTTGTCGGCCTCGTGCCGAATGAGAAGAAGGGAGAAAAGCATGGCTGACACGCTGTTTTTCGGTGGCATCGCCGCTGCGTTGATTGCGCTCAACGGCTGCGACTTTGCGACGGGCCTCGCCGTCATCGGCGCGTGCGCGGTGTGCAAGGTGCTGTACGAGCTGCTGCCGTATATCGACGGGGGGTGCAGACGGTGAAATGCGAGCTGTACCATGACAACTTCCAGAATTTTAAGAAATACGGAATTCCAAAGGCGCAGCTCGTGATCGCGGATATTCCCTACAATATCGGCGCTGACGCTTACGGGAGCAACCCAACATGGTACATCGGCGGCGACAACAAAAACGGCGAGAGCAAAAAGGCAAAGAGCAGCTTTTTCAACTCTGATGGTTATTTCAAAATCGCAGAATATATGCACTTCTGCAACCGCCTTTTGAAGAAAGAGCCGAAAGAGAAAGGGCAAGCCCCGGCAATGCTTGTTTTCTGTGCGTTCGACCAGATGCAGACCGTCGTGGAGTACGGGAAGCAGTACGGATTCAAGAACAGCTACCCGATGTTTTTTTGCAAAAACTATTCCGCACAGGTGCTTAAAGCCAATATGCGAGTGGTAGGCGCGACGGAGTTTGCGGTGGTGCTTTACCGTGACAAGCTCCCAAAATTCAACAACGGTCGCGAGATCGGCGAAGATGGGAAACCGATTCGCGGCACGGGAAAGATGGTTTTTGACTGGCAGAAGTGGGAGCGCGACGGGAAGGACATTCCCAAAATCCACCCGACGCAGAAGCCGGTGAAAGTGCTGAAACGGCTGATTGAAGTTTTCACGGATCCCGGCGACGTTGTAATCGACCCCTGCGCGGGAAGCGCAGCCACCCTCCGCGCGGCGTATGAGCTTGGGCGAAATGCTTACGGTTTCGAAATCGACAAGAATTTTTACAAGGCAGCGCAAGAAGAAATGCTCGCCCCGCTGTTTGAGAAGCCCGCACAAATCACGATGGAAGAGGTGACACGATGAGACGGCACGACAAGCGCACGCGGGAGCAGCGCAAGGCGGATGAATCGGCGCTGTTTGCAGCTGGATGCTTTGGGTTGACGTTGATCCTCATCGGCATTGCGTTACTGCTTACCGGATGCTCGCTGGTTTTGCTGAGTGCTGATGCGAAAGACGTTGATGAGCCGGAAGAGCCTGTTGCCGAAGAGTATGACCCCGCGTGGGATATTCCCGCGACGGAAAGCGCGGTGTGCAACGACGTTTTTCTTGGCGAGTTTACACTCACGGCCTATTGCCCCGGACGCTGCTGCTGCGGCAAATGGGCAAGCGGCTACACCGCGACCGGCACGCTGGCGACCGAGGAACGCACAATCGCGGTTGACCCGGAGGTGATCCCTTACGGAACGCGCGTGCTGCTGATCTGGCCGGACGGCACGCAGCACAGCTATATTGCCGAGGATTGCGGCGGCGGTGTGAACGGCAACCACATCGACGTGTTTTTCAACGACCATCAGGCGGCGCGCGTCTTCGGCGTGCAGAGCGCGATGGTGTATTTGGAGGCAGACGGAAGTGATGGACAGCAAAATTGACGGCTGCAAGAACGTGGTCTTGTATTACGGCTCGTCCACCTTTGACACAAGGCAAATGTCACGCCTGATCGACAACATCGTGCAGGACTGCAAGGAGCTGGGCATTGAGACATTGACCCCGCAGCAGCTTGACGCATTGAAGGAGGAATGGGGCAGATGACTAAAAGCATCATGCAGGACAAGAGAGAATGCTATATCTCAGGATTCTCGACGAACCTCGCGCGGCATCACATTTACGGTGGTGGCCGCCGACAGCTATCCGATATTTGGGGCTGCTGGGTATGGCTGCGTGCCGATTGGCACAATATGGCCGACTACGGCGTGCACGGGAAAGGCGGGCACGAACTGGATATGCGGCTGAAACGCGAGTGTCAGAAGCGCTTTGAAGAGCTTTACGGCCACGATGCTTTTATGGCCGTATTTAAGAAAAACTATTTGGAGGACGAATCATGTTAAACAGAGTTTGCATCATGGGTCGCATTACGCGCGATCTGGAACTGCGACGCACGCAGGACGGAACGGCGGTCACGAGTTTCACCGTTGCCGTCGATGACGATTTCAAGAGCAAAGCAACCGGAGAGAAGAAAACCTATTTCCTCGATGTGGTCGCATGGCGGCAGACAGCCGAGTTCGCTTGCCAGTATTTGAGCAAGGGGCGCATGGTCGCGGTCGAGGGCAAGCTCACCGTCCGCGACTGGAAGGACAAGGACGGGAACAATCGCCGAAACGCCGAGATCATCGCCGACAACATCTATTTCGGCGACAGCAAGCGCGCCGATGCTACCGAGCCGCATTTCACCGCAGAGAGCTCCACAGGCGGCTTTGAGGTGATCAGCGAGGACGAATCCGAGCTACCGTTTTAAGGCGGTGACGACATGGCGGAGAGCAAAGAATATGTCAAGCTCTGGCTGAGCTACGAGGACTATTTCCGCGAGTACGACGACGCATCGATTGGCGCGATTGTCCTGGCGATGCTCACTTACCGGAAAAACGGAAAACAGCCGCAGTTTGAAGGCTCCGAAAGGTTTATTTGGCCCGCAATTCAGCGGGATATTGACGAGTCCATAAAGGCGCAGGAAGCCGCCGCCAATGCCTGTCGAGAGAACGGGAAAAAGGGCGGCAGACCGCCGAAAGCAAGCGGTTTTTTGGAAACAAAAGAAAACCAAAAAAACCAAAGCGGTTTTTCGGAAACCAAAAAAAGCCAAGGACAAGGACAAGGACAAGGACAAGGACAAGGACAAGGACATATACCCCCTAAATCCCCCTCTACGGGGGACGTATTCGAGCGTTTTTGGTCAGTTTACCCGCGAAAAATTGGGAAACAGTCTGCTAAGAGAGCTTTCGAGCGGGTCAAAGTCCCACTCGAAACACTTGTGACCGCAGTGGAGCGGCAGAAGTGCAGCGACCAATGGACGCAGAACAACGGGCAGTTTATTCCACACCCCGCCACATGGCTGAATCAAGGCCGGTGGGACGATGAACTGCCCGAGAGCGCAGGGGGGCATCGGAACACTGGGGCTTTTACCGGCGGCGATGTATTCGCCGAGATGCTTGAGGAGGAAAAGACCCGTGGAAAGAGCTGACGTAATTAGCCTTTTAGGGCGATTAAAACAGGCTTATCCGCAGGCCTATGCCAAGATGACCCGCGCAGAAGCCGAAGAGATGGTTTCCCTCTGGTCGGACATGTTGGGCAGTGAAGACCCTGCCGAGGCGATGGACGCGGTGAATGCGCTGATTGCCGAGGATGCGAGGGGATTCCCCCCGAAAGTCGGCCAAGTGCTGGCAAAAATCAGGGGCGCAGCTTCCCCGCGAGCCTCGGTGGCGTGGATGAAGCCATACATCGAGCAGATAGCCGAACAGGAGGCATTCATGCCGAGCGTATCGCGTTATGCGAGAGAACACGGGCTGACGTGGGAAGCGGCGGCTGCCGAAATGGGAGGGTAGCAATGGGAATTGATATTTCTCAGCTTGGGAAAAATGCTCAAGCTCAGATTATGGCAAAGATGGCTGTGCAGGAAGTCAAGAAGCGCAGCAAGTACGGCAACCGCAAGGTCGTGTGCGACGGCATCAAGTTTGATTCCGAGCGTGAGGCGGCGCGGTTCGGAGAGCTGAAAGTGCTGCGTGCGATGGGCAAGATTCGCGACCTACGACTGCAAGCGAATTTCACGCTCGTGGAGGGCTACACGACCATCGAGGGCGAGAGGATCAAGCCAATGGTCTACCGTGCGGATTTTGTTTACGAGCGGGCGACCGAGCCGGACTGCAACGGCACGGTGTACTGGCTTCGAGAGGTCGAGGACGTCAAGGGCATGCGGACGAAGGAATACCAACTGAAAAAGAAACTGATGCGGGAGAAATACGGCATCACGATCCGCGAGGTGTGAGATGAGCTTTGAACACTGCCACAGCTGCAAGCCACCGACGAGGCACGTAGGCTGTCACAGCGATTGCCCGTACTATCAGGCGGATATCGCCAAGTACAACGAGGCGAAGGAAGAAGAAGCGCGCCAAACGCAGGAACGCGGCGCCTATTGGGGCGCGCGGCAGTTCAAGACGAGGCGCTACCAACGACCGAAATGAGGGAGCGAGAAGATGAAATACAGACAGCTGTATGTGGCGATTGACCACAAGCATGCAGGTGTGGTTACCTGCGTGGCAGACTCGCCGACAGAGCTTGCCAAAAAGTGCGGCGTTGACCTCAGCGCGGTATCGCACTCTGTTTCTGCTATGCGGCAGAACCCACAGAAAAAGCGCAGATTTGCAAGTGTCTGGACGGTGTGGAGCGACAGGGAATATGCAAAATATTTCGGGGAGGTGCCGACATGCTGAGAGTGCATCGGGCAAAGACCCCGTTTGAGCGCTGCGTTTATCCGGCGCTGAAAGAAGCGCTGGAAAAGACGGATTTGTCGCAGATCCAGCTGGCGAAAGAGTGCGGCGTCGCACAGTCGACCATCATTCGGTGGACGTTCGGTGACTGCGAGCACACGGTAAAGTTCCTGCTCAAGTTGGAAGAGATCACAGGGAAGCCGTTCCGGGAGATGTTCGGGGAATGCGAGGGGAGAAGATGAAAGTCTTAGTAGCCTGCGAGGAATCGCAGGAAGTGTGCAAGGCGTTTCGCGCATTTGGGCATGAAGCCTACTCGTGCGACATTCAGGAACCGTCCGGCGGGCACCCTGAGTGGCACATACTCGGCGATGCTCTCAAGGCCATCGAGGGGGGGCAAGTGATCACTATGGACGGGGAGACGCATGACGTTGGCAAATGGGATTTGCTGATCGCACACCCGCCGTGCACATTTCTTTCCTATGTGTCACAAATCCATTTCTCACTGAAGCACACACCCGCGGAAAAGGTCATCACCAGATGGAAAGAACGCGCTTTGGCAGCGGTATTCTTCATGAGGTTTCTGACGGCAAATGCAGAAAAGATCGCAATAGAGAATCCTGTCGGATTTATGAACACGGCGTTTAAGAGCGCAGACCAAACAATCCATCCGTATATATTTGCGGATAGCGAAGAGGATACGGAAAACTATGTAACAAAAGCGACTTGCTTGTGGCTGAAAAACTTGAAACCACTACGTGGGAACGGCCTTCCGAAGCCAGATAACGGGAAACTGTTTGGGAAGCTTCCGAGCGGAAAAAACAGAACGTGGGAGGACACTTATTCCAGGAGCGCAAAAGTTAGAAGTAAGACCTTCCCCGGCATCGCCAAAGCTATGGCGGAGCAATGGGGAGGAGACATAAGGGAGGAATGACCATGTACATCGGAGAACCATTTAGCTGGAAGCCTGCTGCATTTCAGGGCAGCACCGGCATCCTGAGCGTTACCACGAAAGAGACGACTGCGCACGGGCGCGTCGTCTACATCAACGAGCGCCACCGATACTTTACGGCGGAGGCGGAAGTAAACGGAATCAAGCTCAGGAAGAGCTTCAAATTTTAACAAAAATCAGGAGGAATTTCATCATGAACAACAATCAGGACTACATCGTTCGCTGTGACCGCGCAGGAGTATTCTTTGGCAAGATCAAGGAGCGCAACGGCTCCGAGGTCACTATGACCGAGGTGCGTAAGCTGTGGAGCTGGGACGGCGCGTGTGCCGTGGAGCAGCTGGCGCAGGACGGCACAAAAGCACCGGGCAACTGCCGTTTTACCGTGACGATTCCGGAAATGACCGTACTTGGGGCAATCCAGATTATCCCTTGCACAGATGCCGCATCGGTATCGCTTCGCGGCGTAAAGGAGTGGAAGAGATGATGCTTGATGATAAGATCAAGGCCTTTCTGACTGTGAGCTCCGGCTCCGGCTCCGGCTACGGCTCCGGCTCCGGCTCCGGCTCCGGCTCCGGCGACGGCGACGGCTCCGGCTACGGCTCCGGCTCCGGCTACAGCTCCGGCGACGGCTACGGCTCCGGCTCCGGCTCCGGCTACGGCGACGGCTACGGCTACGGCTCCGGCTACGGCTACGGCTCCGGCTACGGCGACGGCTACGGCTACGGCTCCGGCTACGGCTACGGCGACGGCTACGGAATTAAGAGCTTCAACCGGGAAACGGTCTATCAAATTGACGGCGTAAATACGCTGATTCGTTCCGTGCGCGGCAACACTGCGCACGGGGCAATCTTGAACTACGATTTGACGCTCACGCCGTGCTACATCGTCAAGCAGGAAAATGTTTTCGCACACGGCGAAACGTTGCGCGAAGCAATGGAAGCGCTGCGAGACAAGCTATTTGAGGATATGCCGGAAGATGACCGCATTGACACGTTTCTGCGCGAAACAGACCGAGAGAAAGCATATCCGACGCAGTATTTTTACGACTGGCATCACCGCCTGACCGGCTCATGCGACATGGGGAGAAAGCAGTTTGCCCGAGACCACGGTGTAGACCTCGAGCACGGCATGATGACGCTGACGGAGTTTTTGGAGTTGACAAAAAGTGCTTACGGCGGCGATGTGATCCGAAATGTGCTTAGCAGAATGCAGGAGGTGGAGTGATGGCAACCATTTTGCAAAACGTTGCCAGCGTGTTCTGGATTGCGCTCGGCGTGTATGCCCTGTATCTCTTACGTAAGTGGGATAAAAACTTCCATGAGCTGTATGAAGAATTGAAATGGGAGGTAGAGTGATGGAACGACTGACGAAGCGCGACACCGATGGACAGGCAATGATGGACTGCGAGAAGTGCAAAGCGGATTGGACGGGTAAGCGTGGTAAGCCGATGGTTGACTGTACCGCGCTGTACTGCCGCAATCGCCTCAAGGATCGTCTTGCCGCCTACGAGGACACGGGGCTGACGCCGGAAGAGGTTAAACGAATGTCTAATATCCTGATGGATGTTGGAATTGATTATAATTGCAGTTGGGAGTATGTAAAAAACTGGCTGCTGGATGACCGTCTGCGTGAGCTGGCCGAGGCCGACAGAGCCGGGCGGCTGGTGGTGCTGCCGTGCAAGGTGGGGCAGCGGGTGTTCGCTTTGCTGGACACGGATAAGCATATAAGCGAGTGCGAGGTTAAGCAGATCGGATTGGGTAATGAGATTGGCTTTGTTGGCATCGAGCCAATAGGCGCTCGCGGACGGGAATACGGAGTATCGATAAAGGGCTTCGGCAAAACCGTATTTCTCACTCGCGAGGAAGCGGAGAAGGCGCTGGAGGCGATGCAGAATGGCAATTAGCAAATCAAAGCGCGAAGCGGTCTATCAAAAGTATGACGGCCATTGTGCGTATTGTGGGCGCGAAATCGCTTACAAGGATATGCAGGTAGACCATTTTCGACCATTGAGGGCGTGGGGGATTGAGGACGCTGGGACAGATGACCTTGACAACCTCATGCCAGCCTGCCGTATGTGCAACCACTACAAGCGTGCAAATTCGCTTGAAACTTTTAGACGGTACATTGAGGAGATCCCTTGCAAACTTCGCGAGAACTATATCTACAAAGTCGGAATTGTGTATGGGGAGATTGCAGAGCAAGCACACCCGGTCAAGTTCTATTTTGAGCAACAGGAGGCGATGGAAGATGGCTAAATACATCGAGTGCGAAGCGGTGCTTGAGCTGATTCGACCGGACGACCCGAATGACGAACGATGTGCCGTTACGGTCGCGACAGCCAAAAGGCTTATCCGACGCGCCTTGACCGCCGCGCCCGCTGCTGATGTTGCGCCGGTGGTGCGGTGCAAGGGGTGCAAGCACAGCTGGGAGGATATCGGTGGACTGTGCTGTGGTTACGGGCTGCTCGTAGATAGCATTGTGCCGGAAGATTTCTTCTGCGCATACGGAAAGCTGAAGGAGGGCGCAAATGCTGACGATCACGATTAAAGCCAACGTCCCAGCTGCCGACGCGCAGGGCATCAAGGAGCGAATCGCTATGGACATCGAGCGCTACGGCGACGTGAAGGTCGTGAGCATCGTGAGCGACCGGGGACGGGAAGAACAGCAACGAATGAAAGGAGCCAAATTATGAGCATCAACGTAAAGAAGTACACCAAAGGCCAGATGGCGAAGATGGTGGAGGACGCGCAGGCGGAGACTGCGGCGCTTGAAGCAGAGATTATCGAGCTGAAAAACCGTATTGACGCGAAGAACGATCTGCTTGCCGAGTATGCAAACTTAAAGGCGGAGATGCAGCGAAAGAACGCCGCCCTGACCGAGCAGCTTGACCAGATGAACGGCGAGGCCATCACCCGCGAGAACGTGATCGCGAATTTGAAAGCGGACGCAGATGCGCTGAGAAACAAGCTTGCTGACACCGAGGCGGCGCTTGGACGGGCGAATGCAGAGGTATCGAGAGTGACGGTTGGCTGCCGGCAGGTTGAAGAAGAACGCGATTATATGCACCGGCAATGGAGCGATGCCGAGCAGCGCGCCAATTACGCAGAATCCCACCCGTGGTGCAACCTGTGGGCGTGGGTGGAGAGAAAGCTCGGTGGTGAGGGGAATGAGCACGTTTCCTGATCGGCTGCGGAGGTTACGCGAACGCCAGCAGCTAAAGCGCTGCGTGCTGTCCGAGCTGTGCGGGCTGAATCGCAATACCATCAAGCGGTATGAGATGGGGACGCAGAAACCGTCAATGGACGCGCTGATAAGCATTGCGGACTATTTCGGCGTGTCGATTGATTACCTGCTTGGCAGGTCGGACTACCCAAAAAGTTTATAAAAATATTTTGAAAAACTCACTTATAAGTGAGTCAGGGTATTGCAATTATGGGAGAATTGAGCCGCAGAGGTGTAAAAGCCTTTGCGGTTCTCTCGTTTATGGCGTCCACCTCATGCGCCATAGCGGGGCGCGGTGCTTTTCTTTTTTTCACACCGCCCCCGCGATATGCCGCACGCACGATGCAGCCCACGATCAGGGCCGAGAGGTCGTACCTCTCATGCGGCACAGGACCCCGCGCACCTCTCGACGATGTGGCCCAGCGGGGACATATGCGGCGTGCAGAAGCAGAAGCGAAAGCAATGGCTATAGGCAACATTGCGGACGTGTGGCGGCTCAATACCGCCTCGCCGCTCCAAAAGAGGATGGCCGCTGCCTTGAGTGCGGCGTTGCAGCCCCTCGGGGCGGGTAAAGTCTGCTATGTAAGGCCAAGGGGCGGGGGCTGGTAGTAAAACAGGAGGATGGCAAATGATTCTTTGCGGCAAAGACTGCACACCATGCTGTGACTTCTGCACTCATGTAAAACACGGCACAGTAGTAGTTGACGGTAAGCGTGTAACTACTGGGCCTGTTGGCTGCAAACTGCACAAGGACAAAGAGCATCAGGACGTTGCCGCCACCTGTGGGTATTGTGACGACTTTCATTGCTTCCAGAGCCTGGTGTCCGTAGATCGAGAGATGCAAGAGGGAGACGGAGAATGAACGACGACCACAAGGACATTATCAACAAGATAACGTATTCCGCCGACGAAATAGATAGGCTCATGAAAATCAATATGCGGCTCATTGCGAAATTCAAAACCCATTTGCACAAAGAGTATGGCGACGCTATCGAAGATATTGCGAAGATGTTTGACACACTCTACGCAGAACAGCAAAAAGAAACGCCGTTGATGTGGTATGAGTATTGCTACGGTGTTAAAGATACAGGGAAATAAAAACAAATTATTTGGATTGGAAGTGAACGCATGCCAGCAGGAGCGCCAAGAAAATGGAAAAGCGTAAGCGCGATGCAAAAGGCGATTGACGCTTACTTCAAAGAGTGTGAGGGTGAGCCGTTTATCGGCGATGACGGTTGTGCTGTGCGAGATAAGTACGGCATACCGATTATCATTAACGCAAAGCCGCCGACGATTACGGGGCTTGCGTTGGCACTTGGATTTACGGGAAGACAAGCGCTGCTGGATTATCAGGCAAGGCCAGAATTTGCGGACACGGTTGCGCGCGCAAAGTCCAGATGTGAAGAATACGCCGAATCTCGGCTCTACGACAAAGACGGTGCGAACGGAGCGAAATTTTCGCTTGGCTGCAATTTTGGTTGGCGTGAAGTGAACGAGAAAAAAATAAGCACGGATTCCGTCAAGGTGGTTATTGATGTCTGATATTCTCTTGTCAGAAAAAATCGGCTCGGCTTTTTACGATGTGGCTCACGATGTGTTCCATCACGGGCACACGCATTACGATTTTAGCGGTGGGCGCGGCTCGTTAAAGTCGTCCACGGTGTCTGTACTCGTCACACTGCTGCTGATAAACAATCCCGGCACGCACGCGCTGGTGCTGCGTAAAGTGGCAAACACCATCCGTGACAGCGTGTACGCGCAGTATATCTGGGCAATCGGTGAGCTGGGTATGGCGGCGTATTGGGAAGCCAAAGTATCTCCGATGGAGCTGATCTATAAGCCGACGGGTCAGAAGATCATGTTTCGCGGTGCTGACGATCCGATGAAGATCAAGTCTATCAAGGTACCGTTTGGCTATATCGCCGTGACGCACTTTGAGGAAAAAGACCAGTTTGCCGGACGTGCGGAAATCCGAAACATTTTGCAGTCGACCATGCGCGGCGGCTCGGTGTTTTGGAACTTTGAGAGCTATAACCCGCCGATTTCGCGCGACAACTGGGCAAACAAGGATAGTTTGGAAGAACGCGCCGACCGCCTGTGCCACAAGTCAACGTATCTGCAAGCGCCGCCTGAATGGCTGGGTGAGCAGTTTATTGCAGAAGCGGAACACCTGAAAGAAACGGACGAGCGTGCATATCAGCATGAATATCTCGGCATTCCGGTCGGCACGGGCGGCAATGTGTTTGAAAATTTGGAGCTGCGAGAGATTACCGACGAGGAAATTTCGCATTTCGACCGCATTTATAACGGCGTCGACTGGGGCTATTTCCCCGACCCGTGGGCGTTCAACCGCTGCCATTACGATGCTGCAAGGCGCACGTTATACATTTTCGAGGAAATGACCGCAAACAAAAAGAGGAACAAAGAAACTGCGGATATGTTGCTTGATTATGGCCTGACCCGCGATGATCTCATCACAGCAGACGGCGCAGAACCCAAGAGCGTCGCGGACTATCAAAAATTCGGCTTACGCTGCATTAGCGCAAGAAAAGGGCCGGGAAGTATTGACCGCTCTATGCAGTGGTTGCAGGGATTATCAAGCATTGTAATTGACCGCACGAGATGCCCCAAAACGGCAGAAGAATTTATTTCTTATGAGTACGAGCGGAACCGCGAAGGAGAGATCATCAGCGGTTATCCTGACGCAAATAACCACCATATTGATGCGTGCCGATATGCGACGGAATCGATATGGAAAGTGCCCGGACAAAAGGGCAAGAGCAATTATACCCCCATTTGGAACAGATAGGACGGTGAGCGGCTATCAAAACATATAACGACCTTGTGGCGGTCGGTGACAACGAGCAGGCGCGCATTGAGTTTATTCGCAGCGCGATCAATGCGCATCGTGAGACTGCGGAGTATCGGACGGCGGCAGACGCGGAGGAATACTACAACGGACTGAACCCCACGATCAACCGCTATGAAAAAATCATCTACGATATGCAGGGCCGCGCCCACACGGATATGTGGACGGCAAACCATAAGCTGGCCAGCCGGTTCTTCGGCTTGGCGGTAGATCAGGAGGTTTCGTACCTGCTGGGAAACGGCGTGACCTTCGCGGAGAAGGAAACACCGAAAAAACTGTGCCCGGACTTCGATCAGGAGGTCATGGACGCGGCGCGTGAGGCGAAAATCGCAGGCGTGTCCTTCGGTTTTTGGGATTTGACGCATTTGCGGGTGTTCTCCCTGCTTGAGTTCGTTCCCCTCTATGATGAAGAGGACGGCGCAATGAAAGCCGGTATCCGGTTCTGGCAGGTGGCGCAGGATAAGCCCCTGAGAGCGACGCTGTACGAGATCGACGGCTTTACCGAGTATTTCCAGCCAAAAAACAAAGATATGAGCGTATTGCAGGAAAAGCGCAGCTACAAGCTCGTTATCCGCAAGGCCGAAGTCGGCGAAACCGAAATCTACGACAGCGGCAATTATCCGAGTTTCCCCATCGTGCCGCTGAAAAACAATAAGCGGTGTCTATCCGAAATTGTCGGCAAGCGCAACACCATTGACGCGCTCGATCTGGCGTCCTCGAACATGGTCAACAACGTGGACGAGGGCAATCTGATCTATTGGGTGCTGTCCAACTGCAACGGTATGGACGATCTCGACGACGCGAAATTTGTGGAGCGCTTGAAAACCACCCATGTTGCCCACGCAAACGGCGATGATGGCGCAAAGGTGGATAGCAAAACCATCGAGGCTCCGTATGAGGGCACGAGCAGCACCATTGATATGCTCAAGAAAAAGCTCTATGAAGATTTCCAGTGCTTTGACGCTGCAGCGGTATCTGCTGGCAATCAGACGGCAACGGCGATCAAGGCCAGCTATGTGCCGCTGGATCTGAAAACGGACAAGTTTGAATCCGAGGTAACGCGTTTTATTGTGGAAATTCTGCGTTTGGCGGGCATTGAAGATCAGCCGAGCTACACGCGCAATCAAATCATCAACAAGAGCGAGGAAACGCAGAACATTCTGCTGGGCGCGGCGTATTACGATGACGAATACATCACAAAGAAGCTGCTGACCATCAATGGGGACATTGACCAGTACGAGGACATGGCAAAGCGGAAGGCAGCGGAAGAGATTGACCGGAGCTTTGCGGAACCGGTCGCGCCGGGGGTGAGCGGCGATGGCGACCAGTGACCTCGGCCACAAGCTGACCGACAAGGAGCTTGCAAAGCTGGAACGGCGCATTGCAAAGCTATATCGAGAGGCGGGGAAAGAACTGCAAGCTACCATCGACGCATATTTTGAGCAATTCAAAAAGCGCGACGAGGAAATGAAGGCGCTGATCGGCACCGTGCAGAACGGTAAGGAATGGACAGAGGCCGACTATAAGCAATGGCGGCTGAATCAGATCGGGCGCGGGGAACGCTATCAGGCAATGCGTGACAAGGTGGCGCACCGCGTGACCGACGCAAACGCTGTGGCGGTGTCCTACACCAACGATGCAACGCCCGGTATCTACTCTCTCAACCGCAACTATTCGGCGTACACCATCGAACAGGTCGCGGGCAACGTCGGCTTTGACCTGTGGGACGAGCAGACGGTCAAGCGGCTCATGGTAGAGCAACCGGATTTAATGCCATATTACCCACCGAAACGCGCCTTAAAGCGCGGTATCGATCTTGCGTATGGCAAGAAGCAAATCATGGCAAGCGTGACCAGCTCCATCTTACAAGGAAAGAGCATCAAGCACATGGCGGATGACTTACAAAAGCGTATTACCACCATGAGCCGCGATTCCGCTATCCGCACGGCCAGAACCGCCGTGACCGGCGCGCAGAACGCCGGACGCATGGACAGCTATGCGGCGGCGGAGAAGATGGGCATTAAGCTCAAAAAATGTTGGTTGGCTACGCTGGACGCGCGTACACGCCACTCTCATGCTATGCTTGACGGCGAACAAGTGGCGCAGGACAAGAAGTTTTCTAACGGTTGTCGCTTTCCCGGCGACCCACAAGGGCCACCGTGGGAGATATATAACTGCCGCTGTACGCTGATTGCCGCCGTGGATGGAGTAGATACCTCATCGGCGCAGAGACGCGCCAGAAACCCCGCTACGGGGCAAGCAGAGGTTATTTCGAATATGTCCTATGCGAAATGGGCGGGATGGAAAAAGGATACAAAGCAAGTTGCAAGTGCGGCAAAATCTGATACAATTAAAGCAAAACCCGAAATAAAGCCAGTAACTTTAAGCCTTTCCAACTTAGAGGAATTGGAGAAGTGGCAAAACGAATATTATGCGACAAACTCGAGCGTCGAGTTTACCAAAAAAGCAAATCCGAATATATCCAAGTATTCCGGCGGTGCGTATAGCGCAATTAACGCCATAGAGCGCGGCGGCGCGGCGTATGAAAAGGCGCTGCGTTGCTATGGGAACCTCGACGGGTACAAGGAGATAAGCGACGGCGTTTCTGCGGAAATATCAAAGTTCAAGCTTTCAACGGACTTGAACGTGAAGCGTGTTGTCGGTGATGTTGGGTATATTACGGGAGGCGGTTCATCTGTTGAGGATATGGTCGCGAGTATCGGAAAGCTATATACAGAAGAAGGATTTACAAGCACGACAATAGCGCAAGACGCGCAACTCCCGTTTGGAGGGCACAAAGATACGCAGACGGTTCTTGATATTATCGTGCCAAAATCAACACGTGGCGCTTATATTTACAAAATGGCAGACAACCCCGCGGAATTTGAATTTCTGATAGACAGAGGCACAACATATAAAGTTCTTGATGCGGGGGAAAGAACTGTTAAAAAAAGCATTTTCGATTTAAAAACAAGAGAGTTTGTGGAGAAGGAAGTCCCCGAACGATATATGAAATTGGAGGTTGTTTCGCAATGAAAGAGACGGTTCTTGACTGGCTCCCGATGTTTGCGGAGTTTGTGAAAGACCCAACATCTGATTTTTCTGTTGGGGATTTTGTGGAAATTGAAAAATCGGCTACACCGAAGGCAAAAAACGCTTACAGGAAATACATTAAATTCATTTCTCACGGATTGCAGAACTGGGATGATCTGATTATTGAAAATCGGCGTATTGTGGGTATCGCTAAAACTGCAACGGGAAAATCAAAAGAGCAATGCGAGATAGTTTTGCAGCTCATTGCAGATGGATGGATTGATAATGAACCATTCATTAAGGGGTAACGTATGAGCGTTGAAATCCACGACAACAGCAAAGAGGTTTCTGCCGCGATTAAGGCGGCGCTGCTGCGGGGGCTTGAAAAGTGCGGGCTGGTGGCAGAGGGATATGCGAAAAAGCTGTGTCCCGTTGACACCGGCAATCTGCGCAATAGCATTACCCATGTGGTAGACGAGCAGGAACCGGCGGCGATCATCGGGTCGAACAATTCTTACGCCGCGTACGTTGAGCTTGGCACCGGCATTTATGCCGAAGGCGGAGGCGGACGGCCTACGCCGTGGGTGTACCAGGACGCGAAGGGAAACTGGCATTACACGCGCGGCAACAAGGCACAGCCGTTTCTGAAACCCGCTGCCGCCGATCATGCGGGACAGTATCGGGATATTCTGGAAAGCGAGCTGAAAAATGGATAACGAGACCATCAAGGCCATTGAAGCCATCATCAAGCGCGGCAACGATGCTGAAATACGCCGAAAAGGCGACGGGTACATTGTCTTAGAGGTTAAGAAAACAATCAAATACACAGCTTCCGCGTAATAGGGCGCGGGAAAGGGCAATAGGAGCCAGCTACCGAGTTTTTCTCGGTGGTTGGCTCTTTTGTTTTTTGGTAAAACCCGCGAGGTACAGCGGTTTTTATACAACGTTCGCCCCCGAAGAATTGGGGCCAAGGAAAAGGAGAACGAATAACATGGCGAAATTTACGAGAGCGGAAATCAGAAATATTCTCGGCGAGGCTTGCACCGAAGAGATCGAAAATCGCTTGGTTGCGCTGCATCTGGGCGTGGTTGACCCCCTCAAGGACGATCTCACAAAGTACAAGGCGGACGCGGAGAAGCTGCCCGGCGTTCAGAAGCAGTTGGACGACCTCAAGGCAGCAGGTGACGGCGGCTATAAGGAGAAGTACGAGAAGGAACACTCGGCCTTTGAAGCCTATAAGACCGACATCACGGCAAAGGAGAGCAAGGCGGCAAAGGAAAAGGCCGTGCGCGCTTACTTTGAGAGCAAAAACATCACCGGCGCGAATCTCGACCTTGCTATGCGGGGCTGCGGCGAGGAAATGGCCGCATTGGAGCTGGACGGCGAGAAGATCAAGGACACCAAGGCCCTTGATGCACTCGTAAACGGCACCTACAAGGGGCTTGTCTCCACCACGCAGACGCACGGTGCGAATCCTGCCAATCCCCCGGCGAACACCGGCGGCGCGAATCTGACCAAGGCAGACATCTACAAAAAGGACGATAAGGGCCGCTATGTAATGTCTACTGCCGAACGGCAGAAAGCACTTGCCGAAAATCCTGATCTGATGAACTGAAAGGAGCCTTTAACATGGCAGCAACTAAAGTTGAAACTTTGACCCAGCCCCGTGATTCTCTGCCTAATGTCTATACCAGCGTGACCGCGCGCGAGGTCGACTTTGTTACCCGGTTTGATGACAACTGGGAGGCGCTGAGAAATATTCTGGGCATCACTCGCCCTATCCGAAAGACCCCCGGTACGTCTCTGGTGTCTTACACCGCCAGTATTGACCTGGAGAGCGGCTCTGTTGACCCCGGCGAGGTCATCCCCTACAGCAAGACCACCATCGTGCAGGCGGCAAAGTCTGACCTGACGATTGAGAAGTACGCGAAAGCCGTACCCATCGAAGATGTGAACAAGTACGGCGCGGAAATCGCCGTAGAAAAGTCCGATGACGCATTCCTGACAAAGCTCCAGAATGTTGTCATGGGTAAGTTCTACACCTTCTTGAACACCGGCAGCCTGACCAAGACCGCCACCACCTGGCAGGATGCGCTTGCCAAGGCTCAGGGCGAGGTTCTGAACAAGTTTGCCACTATCCAGAAGGATGTCACCCAGGTGGTAGGTTTTGCCAACATTCTGGATGCATATGACTATCTGGGTACTGCAAACATCACCGTACAGACCCAGTTCGGCATCAACTACATCAAAGATTTCATGGGCTATTCCACCCTGTTCCTGCTGCCTGCGGCGCAGATCGCCCGGAATAAGGTTATTGCTACCCCCGTGGAAAACATTGACCTGTACTATGTGGATCCCAGCGATAGCGAGTTTGCCCGCCTGGGCCTGAACTACACCGTTCAGGGCGAGACTAACCTGATTGGTTTCCACGCCCAGGGCAACTACAGCACCGCCGTAGGCGAGAGCTACGCGCTGATGGGTATGGCCCTGTGGGCTGAGTATCTGGACGGTATCGCCGTTGTGACCGTAACACCCGCCACCGTGGGGGGCTGATTGAGCCGCTAATGGCAACGGCGCCCGGCAGTGACGCAGACCTTAGCAACTTAACAAAGGCGGAATTGCTTGCGTATGCGGAGGAAAACGGCATTGCTGGGGTTAGCGGCTCAATGAAAAAGGCCGAAATCTATAAAATTGTTGCAGGTAGCTAAAGGAGGCAGCGCAATGCTTGAAAATGTTCTACGGCACTTAAACAACTGGTTCCTTGTGGAGATTCGCGAGGGCACGTTCACCGTGGAGAATGGCAGCATTGCGCTGCCTTTTCTCCAAACCAATCAATATTTCCGCATCTGTGGCTCCGTGTTCAACGATGGCCTGCACCAGTATCCGGCAGCTGACCTGACGGATGAAACCTTTACCGGGACGGTGTGGGTGCTGGCGGTGCCAAAGGCTGTTGTTTCCCTTGCCGAAGATATCGCCGCGTGGGAAGAAAAGAACGGGGAGGCCGTTGCAAGCCCGTATCAAAGCGAGAGCTTCGGGGGCTACTCTTACACCAAACGCAGCTCGGGTAACGACGGCAGCGCGTTAAACGGATGGCAGGGGGCTTTTAAAAGCCGATTGAATGACTGGCGCAAGCTCAAGGGGGTGGAACCGTGAGTTTACTGGACGATTTTGCCCACAAGTGCATTTTGATGGAGAAAAAGCGCACGCCTGACGGTGCGGGAGGCTACATCACTGCGTGGGAAGAGGGCGCGGAGTTCCTCAATTACCAGTCTCTTGACACATCGATGGAGGCACGGAAAGCGGAAAAGGACGGCGTTACCTCGGTATATTCCGCGCTGGTCAATCAGAGCGTTCCCATCGAGTACAACGATTATTTCCGCGATACGGAAACGGGGATTACCTATCGTGTGACCTCAAATCCCGAGGAAAAGGCCGCGCCGAGGTCTGCGGGCGCAATCATTAAGGCGCTGAAATTCTTCACCGCGGAGCGAAAGGAGCTGCCGAAATGACAAAGGACAAGGCGCTCCATGCGTGGTTTTCCCAATTCCTCCCGTCGTATCCGACCTCGAATGTGCCGGAGGACGCGACCTTCCCGTGGCTGACCTATGAGCTGATCACCGGATCATGGGAGAGCGGCGAGATCGCGCTGACGGTCAACCTCTGGTATTACACCGAGAGCGAAGCGATGCCCAACGCAAAGGCGCAAGAAATCAGCGACGCCATCGGCATGGGTGGTGTGCTTGTGCCGTATGACGGCGGGGCGATGTGGATCAAGCGCGGCTCTCCGTGGTGCCAGAACATCGCGGACGAAAGCGATAAAAACATCAAGCGAAGGTATCTCAACCTTACCGTGGAATACCTGTCGCAAAACTGATGAAAGGACAACGACATGAAATTTACCAAGATTCCATCTGATGCGTTTCAGAAGCTCCAGATCAACGCCGGTATTCTGACGACCGACTTCACGCCTGCGACCGGCACCATTGGCGAGGCGGGGCAGATCGGCGCAACGACCGGCGGTGTGAATTTTACCGCCACGCCGACCTATTCGGACTTTGGCGAGGACATTGACAACTGCCCCAAGAACATGAAGGAGCTGAAAAAGCTCGATTCGTGGGATGCGAAGATGACGGGTACGTTCATCAACGCAGACACCAAGATCGCAAAGAGCCTTTGCGGTGCTGCCGATGTGGGTACCAGCGATGGGAAGGTCACGCCTCGGAACGATCTGTCGGACGCTGACTTTGCCGACATCTGGCTGGTAGGTGACTACTCCGACAAGAACGGAGACGCAAACGGCGGGTTTATCGCAATCCACCTGATGAATGCACTGTCTACTGGCGGCTTCCAGCTCCAAACGGCGGACAAGGGCAAGGGCCAGTTTGCCTTTGAGTATACGGCGCACTATTCCATGAGCGCGCAGGACAAGGTGCCGTTTGAAATCTACATCAAGGCCGGTACGGCGGAGGCGTAAATGAGACTTTCCGAGATTCAGGGCGAGCGCGTCTTTGACGTCATCGCGGATATCATTGATCCTGTCGCAAACATTGCACAGGACAATGTGGCATCTGCGCTTTTCAGGCGCGAACGATTGCCGGAAGGTATGACGGCAAAAAACTTCTTAGTGTGGCGGGCGAGAAAGTCGCTCCCCGTGCTTTTTAAGGAGCACAAGGGCGATATCATCGCCATTCTCGCTGCCATTGAAGGGGTTAGTGAGGAACAGTACAAGAGCGAATTGAACCTTGTCAAGCTGATGCAGGACGCAACGGAGCTTTTGTCTGATGAAGCATTTAGCGTGCTTTTTATCTCAGCGCAGAGCAAGACCTCCTCTGGCTCTGCGCAGGAGAATACCGAGGACGAAAACAAGTAAAGCCGTTCCTGCGGTACTGTGTGGCGCGGCTCAATGAGAGAGCGAAAACCGAGGCGTACCGCATCTATGTGACCGACGCGCTGCGTTTTGTGGCCGAAAACACGGCGCAATACGCGGGCGGGAACTACATCAAGGCGCGATACGCGGACATGATTGAGCCGAAAAAGCAGGACAACAGAACGTGCGAAGAGATCACCGCCGATATTGTCGCGCGGTGCGGGCTGACGATAAAAAAAGCCGCCCCTGACGGGGCGGCGGATGGGATAGGCGTTATTTGAGGACGTATTCCGAGATCATGCGGCCGATCTTCCCGATGTCGGTATCGCCTTTGAACTCAAATTTGGCGGTAAAGCCATTGGAGAACGTCAGGACAAGCTCGCTATCAGGGATCAGCTCAACAAGGCCGGGTGTCTGGATAGCAAAGAACTGCACCTTGGAAAAGGGCATGGAGCTAAACGATTTCCGTTTTCCGGTGATGCCTTGCACGTCAACGGAAATGATGCGCTTGTTGGTGAAGATAAGCTGGTCGCGGATCGTTTTAAACGCGCAGGCGATCTCTTCGCCAGAGATCAAAAGACCGTTGACCTCGTCGCGGACTTCGGCAATGGAGATAGGCTTTAAGTCAAATGCGGAATCTTTGTTGAAATTGATCATGGCAAAACCCTCCTTTCCTGAAATTCTACTACATAAGCCTTGACTTTTCAAGGGCTTTTCACCAAAAACACCAAAAAGCGTGGTGAGAAAATGAATTTATTAGACCTTTTTGTCAAAATCAGCGTAGACACGAGCGAAGTAGATAAAAACCTTGGGGATACCAAAGAAAAGGCGTTGAGCTTTGGCGACGTGCTGAAAGCCAATATTGCAGGGCAAGCCATTGTTGCTGGCGTGAAATCTGTTGCAGGTGCGGTAAAAAACATTGGCGAAGCAGCGATCCAAAGCTACGGCGAGTATGAGCAGCTGGTTGGCGGCGTTGAAACGCTTTTTAAGTCCTCTGCCGATACCGTGATGCAGTACGCCAAGAACGCATACCAGACGGCGGGCATGAGCGCAAACGAGTACATGACCACCGTGACTGCGTTTTCCGCGTCGCTGCTGCAGTCGATGGGCGGCGATACGGCGGCGGCGGCGGAAAAGGCGAATCTGGCCATTACGGACATGAGCGACAACGCAAATAAGATGGGCACGGACATGCAGTCCATCCAGAACGCCTATCAGGGTTTCGCCAAGCAAAACTATACCATGCTTGATAACCTGAAGCTGGGCTATGGCGGCACGAAGGAGGAAATGCAGCGTCTTTTGGACGATGCAAATGCCTTAAATGCCGCGCAAGGAAACTACACCAACTACACCATCAGCAGCTACGCGGATATCGTTGACGCTATCCATACCGTGCAGACGGAAATGGGCATCACGGGCACAACGCAACTGGAAGCCAGCACGACGATTCAAGGCTCTATCGCGTCGATGAAAGCCGCGTATGACAACTTTATCACGGGGCTGGGCGACGAAAACGCCAACATGGCGGAACTCATCACAAACCTTTTGGGCAGCACCGTGACGGTTGCGGAAAACCTCTTGCCGGTCGTTGAGAAAATCCTTGAAAACATCGGCGTTGTGGTGCAGGAAAAAGGCCCTGAAATGATTGAGAAATTCGTCGGCTATGCCGTCGAAAAACTGCCGCAGGTCATTGAGCTTGGCATGAAGATGGTGTTGGCGATCGTCAGCGGCCTTGCTAATAATTTGCCGCAGATCGTTCGGTCGGTGCTTGACATGATGGCGACCATTGTAAAGACTTTCGTTTCCTCACTCCCCGATATCGTAGACGTCGGCAAACAGATCGTGAAGGGTCTGTGGGAAGGCATCAAGGCAATGGGGAGCTGGATCGGCGATAAGGTCAGTGGTTTCTTTTCGCGTATCGTTTCCGGCGTGAAAAGCAAGCTGGGCATTCACTCTCCGTCCCGCGTGTTTGCGGGCATTGGCGAGAATATGGCGCTTGGCCTTGGCGAGGGCTGGGACAACGAGTATGACAGCATTAAGCGCGGCATCACTGGCGGGCTGGACTTCGGCACGGCACAGATCGGTGCGGAGCAATCTTTCGGCGGTCAGATGCGCAGCGCGCTATCTTCCCTCGGCGGCATGGGCGGCGATATCCACATCGTTGTGCAGTCCGTGCTTGACGGGAAGGTAATCGGCGAGACGGCATACAAATACAACAGGCAGATGCAGCGCGCAATGGGGGTGTGATGGATGGATATTACTCTGAAAATCGGCGCGCTTGACGTGCATGAGAGGTTGTCCACATACTCCGTGCAGCGGGAAGTGAGCTATAGCAAAATCATCGTGACGATGGATGACGAGGAACACGCGGCGCGAAGCAAAGACCGATATGTTGTGTCATTCTCCCTCTTCCCCATGACGGAGGACGAGGCGACGGCATATTGCAATGCGCTGCGCGCGTCGACTATCGAGGTGACATTTTCCGACCCATATACCAAGACAGACTTGGTAAAATCGATGCGTGTGACAAGCAATCTGGACGCGGCGTTTGCGCTTGTGTCTGTCGACGGGAAGCGCAGATATAAGGGCGGAGAAATACAGTGGAGGGAAATCTAATGCACAGTGTAAGTGATTTGTACTTATCACTGCTTGCCGACAAGAATCATCGCGTAGAAACCAAATTAAGCATTGCGGGGGTGGAGTACAGCCAAGCAGATATCGTTAAGGACAGTCTGCGTGTCTATGGTGGACTGTACTCCACCTTTGGCATTGGGAATTGTTCGGCGCGGCAGATCGATTTTGAGATCATTCCAAAGGGCGATATTCCGCGGCAGGCAGAAATCAAGGTTTATGCGCGGCTTGTGTCGGGCGAGCAAGTGAGCGAATGGATCCCGAAGGGCGTGTTTTTCTTCTCCACGCGCAAGACCGACCGGATCACGGGCGTTTTGAGTGTGCACGGGTATGATGCGATGCTCAAAGCCGAGGAGACGTGGCTCGACAGCAGCTATGACACGGAGACGTGGCCGATGCCGGCGGCGACGGCGGTCGCCGACATCGCGGCGCGCATGGGCGTGGCAGTGGATAGCCGCACGGTATTGGATGCGGCGTTCCCGGTGCAATATCCCGTGGACAGCGAGGGCGATATGACGATGCGCGAGGCGCTTGGGCGTATCGCGGTCGCCAACGCGGGCAACTGGATCATCACAGACGAGGGCAAGCTTCTGCTGGTCGGCTTGAACTCCATGCCCGCTGAGACCAATCATCTTATCACGGAGACCGGCAGCGCCATCACCTTCGGCGGCGTGCGTATCCTCGTGTAAGGAGGGGAACATGGACAAAACCTATTTAGGGCGGCGGCTCGCGGACTTTTCCCCCGGCATCGCGTCGAAGCCCATTACCAAAGTCGAGCTGCTGGACGAAAACGGCGATGTGGTCGGCGTGTCCGGATCGGACACCGGGCGGACGCTGACGGCCTTGCAGCCGGACGGCACGAATGCGATGGCGGCGGCGATCCTCGTCAAAGTCTCCGGATACAAGCACATCGGCTACGATGGCCGAAAGGCGCTGCTTGACCCTGCGGTGGAGATTGGCGATGCGGTGACGGTAGACGGGTATTATGTGCCGCTCATCGCGCTGGACATGACGTTTGATCCGTTGCTCGCGCCGGACATCTCCGCGCCGGACGCGGACGAGCTGGACGACGAATATCCTTACAAATCGCCGACGCAGCGGCAGATCGAGCGCAACATGGCAAAGGCGCGCTCGCTCATCACCAAGACCAGCGAGGCAATCATGCTCAAGGTCGAGGGCATCGACGGGAAGTACACCGAGGTCAAGACCACGCTGGACGGCCTGACGGTGACGGACCAGAGCGGCACGACTAAGATCAAGGGCAGCAGCATCGAGACGGGGAGCATTTCAGCCAATTCCATCAGCGCGGATAAGCTCAACCTGACTGGCGCTATTACTTTTAGTGACCTCGATGCAAATGCGCAAAACAGCATCAACACGGCAAATAGCAACGCAAGCACTGCCATCGTAGCGGCAGGTAACGCACAATCGGCGGCAAATGGCGCTGTGCAAAAAGTGTCTGCATGGCAATACCCCGGCTCGACATACATTGACGGCAGCAAGATCATGACAGGTACAGTAATGGCCACTAAGTTGCTCGGCGGCACGGTGGGCTTGCTCGCATCCGATGAGAGCATTGTTGGCGCCCTGAATCTGGCGTACACGACCACGGGCATCGGCCTCGGCATCCTAACCAGTCAGGGCGGTATTCAGATCCAGTCGGCAGGTAACCTATTCCTGTCGGCCGGAACGGGCGGAGACATTACTGTGCAGTCTGGGCGCGTGCAGCTCGGCTCGGCAGCGCTGTGTCTTGCATCTGCAAGCTTCGGGTATGGGGTACCGTCCGGCGCAGGCGTTGATGGGCAACTCTATCTCCAATTGGTGAATTGATATGAGTTACAGACTAAGAGTATATGCCCCGGTCGATAGCAGGTACTCTCAAATCCTAATATTAAACGGCAACGTTTATCTTGACCGCGTTTTCCCTGCGGGGGACAGCACGCCATGCTACGACGGGTATATTGATGGATTTGACGTCAACGTCAATCCGACGTTCGACACCGAACAGCAGTACAACGACTTCGCAGGCGCTTTTTCCCGCTGGGTGGTCAACGTAGACGGGAGGGTATCATATCAGACACCGACGATCAACGAGGGGTATCGGTGTCACCTGAGTTGGGCAAGTCTTGTGGGAGCGACTAATGTTTCCATAAGAATCGAACTTGCGACGACCCAAACGTACTACGCACAAATCGCGTTTAACGCAAACGGTGGCACCGGCGCTCCGGCTACGCAAAGTGTGTCACAGCAAAGCGCAACCCCGTATGTTGAGTACATTATCCCGTACACCGCACCAACAAGGCCCGGTTACATTTTTGGTGGCTGGACGCTCAACGGAACGACGGGAGCGGTGTACGCGCAGGGCGAGAAAATCACCGTATACGGGTATAACTACCCTCCCGGACCTACTCACACGCTATATGCATATTGGACGCAAGACACATCCGGCAGTATGTGGCTATACGCAAGCAACAGATGGGCAAAAGGCGTGCCGTGGATTTACGCGAGTGGTAGATGGGTAAAAGGCATCCCGTGGCTATGTGCTAACGGTATTTGGAAACGAGGAGGATAACATGGAAGAACAGGCAATGCAGGCAATGCGCACGGCTTTTGACGTGCTGGACACGGTTACGATCGCCACGTCGGAGGTCGACAAAATGTACATGGCGCGCAACGAACTGCGCAGGGCATATGCGATCCTCACGCAGGAAGTGGAGCGCATGAGAGCCGAGCAGGACGCGCAAAAAGCAAAGGAGGAGACTGATGGCTGATAAAGCAATTACCGACCTCACTCAAGCAACACAAATCACTAACGAAGATCTTTTTGTTTTGCAGCAGGGCGGCACAGCAAAAAAGCTGAAAGGTTCAACACTGCTGAACTTCGTCACGCTGAGCATTGTATCGGTCACGGTGACAACGCTGCCCGCAGGAAGCTTGGCAACGGCAACTTACGATAAGTCAACTGGTACGCTAGCGCTCGGCATCCCGCAGGGCAGCAAGGGCGACACCGGCGCGACCGGCGCGACGGGTGCGACTGGCCCGCAGGGTAAACAGGGCGCGCAAGGTGAGACTGGTGCAACCGGCGCGACCGGCCCGCAAGGTCCCGCAGGCCCTGCAAACGTGCTGACCATCGGCTCGGTCACGTCCGGCAAGGTTGCGAGCGCGACCCTTACCGGCGAAGCCCCGAATCAGGTGCTTAACCTTGTGCTCGAAAAAGGCGACAAGGGCGATACCGGCGATAAGGGTGCAACAGGTGCGACTGGCCCGCAGGGTAAGCAGGGCATCCCAGGCCCGCAGGGCAGCCCCGGCGCAGATGCTCCCACAATCACCGGCTTTACCATCCGGCAGAGCGACTATCACCTTATCGTGACGCTGTCAAACGGCACGAGCTATGACGCGGGCTATTGTCGCGGTCAGGCGGGCGCTGGTACGGGTGATATGCTAGCGTCTGTGTATGACCCTAACAACAAGCATCAGGACATCTTTGCGTACGTTGACAACGCTATTAAAGATGTCAAGGTAACTACCGACGCAACGCCTACGCAGGGCAGCGCGAACCCCGTACAGTCTGGCGGCGTATACTCGGCGCTCACCAACAAGCTGAACAAGACCGGCGACGGCAGCAACGTCACGGTGGCGTTCACGGCGGCGAGCACTCGCGCCAACATTGCGACGGGGGAAAAGCTGTCGGTGCTGTTTGGCAAAATCGCAAAGTGGTTCGCCGATCTCGGCAGTCTGGCCTTTAAGTCGACGGTGACAAAATCCGACCTTGCAAGCGACGTGCAGACGAGTTTGGGTAAGGCTGACAGCGCTTTGCAGAGCTATACCGAAACCGACCCGACCGTGCCTGAATGGGCAAAGACGAAGACCAAACCAAGCTACAGCAAAAGCGAGGTCGGCCTTGCCAATGTGGACAACGTCAAGCAGTACAGCGCGGACAATCCGCCGCCGTATCCGGTCACGTCAGTCAACGGTAAGACGGGCGCGGTCACGGTCAATGTCCCGACTATCCCATCCACCACCTCCCTCCTCAAGGGCAACGGCTCGGGCGGGTTGGTGGCAGCGACGGCAGGCACGGACTACGCGACACCGCCTACCGCTTGCAAAGTCAAACTGACGGTCGCTGGCTGGAACAGCTCGGCCAAAACGCAGAGCGTGACGATCGACGGCGTATCGGCGGATGAGGCGAGCCAGCTTCTGCTGCCGATGCCGACCGCTGCGAGCAAGAGCGCATACGACGAGGCCGGTATCCAGATGACGGGTCAGGCCGCGAACAGAGTGACCTTTACGTGCGACACGGTGCCGACCGCAACCATTGAGGTGTGGGTCGTGATCCAAAGCGTGAAGGACGTCACCCCCCCCTCAGTAACTGAGACGTGGGTGATCAATGAGGATTTAGGAACCTCCGGCGTAGAAGCCCTTGGTGCCTTGATTTCATCCGACTACTTGGGGAACGAGGTGTCCATGCCGTTAGACTTCGAGTCGAATGGCGAAAGTTTTGATTCCATTGGCACAACGATTGGATAACGGAGGTAACATTATGGCAAAAGCGAGCACCTATGGTATTAAATATGGCAGCAAATTCGTATACGAGGGTGGCGATATAAATCCAGGTTGGACCGATCCCGCATACCGCACGATCACACTCGCGGAGCCCGCGACGGGCGCATTCCTCGCGTGGCTACAGAAGTACGCAGTCAAACAGTAACAATCAACGACACAAAAGATTGGAGGTGGTTGCGTGATCTATAATTTACCACAAGTAAAACAGGTGAAACAGGAAACGTGGGTTTTGAATAAACGGCCTGAACTGAGCCCACTATCTGGGAGTAATTCTTTTGACATCGCTTGCATGCATGACGGATCAGAGTGGGTACGGATTGAGATCAATGGCCGTGGTACTTCGTTAATGGAGATTAACTTTTATGCAGCGGATGGCGACGTGTATTTTGCCTATCCGATAAGTCCCGACGAATCGCGAGAAATCACGTTCCTCGAGCCACCGACCGGTGACCTGCTCGCGTGGCTACAGGCAAACGCGGTCAAACAATAAGGAGGAAGCTATGATTTTTAACACGACAACTCCTGCTGGAAATGCGGGGGGGGCGTATGAAGAGGTGACGTTGCATAGCGGAGCGTATGTGGCGGATGGCTCGATATGTTACTCAGATGAAAAGGGAATCGTACAAACAACGAAGTATGATCCCGACTCCGATATGACAATAAAAGTACGAAAACCATCTGTGATGGAAGTTTATTTAGTTTCAAGAAACGACGAAATACAGGTGGAAACCGTCATAACCGACCGTAGCCCACATTATTTTCTTCGGGAAGAACGAATGAAAGGACATTACGAATTAGCAACTTTCCATATTTAACATCACGAAAGGAGGGCTTATGATGAGCTTTATCAGAGTAAAGCGCCCGAGAGAGAGAGAGAGACGTAGCCTCGCGGCTTAGGTGCGTGCATGATCGCGAATGTCGCACCGAGGAAAGCGAGTGGAGCGGAGAAGAGCTATACGATTACGGAGAACATTGGGCTTTTGAGCGAGGCAATGGGGGCTGCAGGATCGTACCAAATCTTGGAGTACAACAGGTTGCCATTCCCAAACTTCACAATCAAAGGGACATCTGGAACTACAGTCCCTTATGCATCGACTGGACCTGGCAGATGGCAGTTCGTCATGCCTGCGGAGGATGTAACCATCTCGTAACGGAGGTGGTGGCATGATTATGAACGCCACGCAAAATAGAAACAATTCCCGAAACATTGAAACGGTAAAATGCAAAGGCACTCCCCAGAGTTTTAGCGCTTTATGCGAAGTTACAACATCTGAAAATCTCAAAATTATTTTACCTATGGTTATCCGTTCGAATAATGCATCACAAGCCCGAATTTGTAAAAATTCATATATCGAATTGCCTGATACGATCGGAGGATTTCCAATGATTGTAAATCCGACAGATGCTTTATTAAAAGTGTCTGAAACCGGCTATTTGGCAAATAGTACGCCGAATTCTCAGTATGGCACCTATAAGGTTCTAAAAGATTTTGGCATCGATATGGACGATTAAAAGGAGGCATCTATGTCCGCAGAAGTGATAACAGCGGCGCTCAGTCTGGTCGGTACACTCGTGGGAACGCTGGTCGGCATTGCGCTGTCGAGCAATCTGACGAATTACCGCATTGAGCAGATGGAGAAGAAGACGGAGAAGCACAACAACCTCATCAGCCGGACGTACGAGTTGGAAAGGAGTATTCCATGCCGGACGAGCAGGGACAGCAGAAGAAGATTTTGCGCAACGCGCAGGTCAAGGCGATTCTGGTGAAGTACGGGGTCGTGGCAGAAAATTAAAACGGGGAGAGGGAGCGAATGGAAAACTTGAAGCACTACGATGACGCGGCGATCGCGCTGATCGAAAGCCGATGCAAAAGCAATACGCACCGCATCAACGAATTGCAGGAGCACCAAACGGCACTTGACAGACTGGCAACGTCGGTCGAGGTGTTGGCGACCAAGCAGGAGACCGTTGAGGGAGACGTCAAGGAGATCAAAGAGGACGTAAAGGCCATCACGGGGAAGGCAGGGAAACGGTGGGACGGGCTGGTCGACAAGGCTCTCGCGGCGCTGGCGGGCGCGTTCATCGCGTGGCTACTGTCGGGCGTGGTTTTATGAAAAAGCTGAGAAAGCGGGACAAGTACGTCATCGCGGCAGTGCTCAACCTCTGCTGGTACTGCATTGCGGTGCTCGTATTGACCGCGCATGACAAGGTAGTGCCGGACAGCCTGACCGTCGCGTGGTTCGCGGCGTGGACGGCAGAACTCGGCCTGCTGGCTGGCATCAAAATTAAAGGAAAGGACGAATAACATGAACGAAAGAATCATCAAGCGTATCGCAAACCTCATGAGCGTCAAGAGCATCGTGACGCTGGTGCTGACGGGCGTGTTCGCCTATATGGCTGTCACGGGCAACATCTCGCAGGACTTCATGACGATCTATGCGGTCATCATCGCGTTCTACTTCGGCACGCAGAGCCAGAAGGCGCAGGACGTGATCGACGGCAAGGGTGGCGGCAATGTATCACAGTAGGGACATTGCCGACCTGCGGGCGGATGTGCGCGCAAACTGCGTCATCTTCCTCGACCTCTGCAAGGAGGCAGGGCTTCCCGTACTGGTGACGGAGACGGTCAGGGATGACGAGTACCAGCGCTATCTTGCCGCAAACGGCTACGCAGCAAAGACCGCGACGCGCCCGACGTTTCACAGCGTCAAGGCGGGCTTGGCATTTGATATCTGCAAAAACGTCAAGGGGCATGAGTACGACGATCCGTCGTTCTTTGCCCGCTGCGGGCAGATCGGCAAGCAGGTCGGCTTTTCGTGGGGCGGTGACTGGAAGAAATTCCCCGACAAGCCGCATTTCCAGTGGGACAACCACCTCAAACACACAGGGAGCATGATCTTGGCGGGGAAGTATCCGCCGGAAATGGAGGAGTACATGGATCAGGCAACGTTTAACAAGATGATGGACAGCTATTTGGCGCAGCTTGGCACCAAGCCCGTCTCCACGTGGGCGGCAAAAGATTGGGCGGTGGCAAAGGCGGCGGGTATCACGGACGGCAGCGCGCCGCAGAGACTTATCACGCGGCAGGAAGCCGTGGCAATGATTCAGAGAGCGGCAAAATAACGGTGCCCGATTTGGGCACAGGAAGGAGCACGGACGGCGAAAGCCACGCGCAAGCGCTCTGCAACGTCCCACACGGGGCATGGACAGTCAGCACAGGTCGATCCGCGCGCAATTATCCTCTATGGCCCCCAATCGGGCTGTGGCGTATATCTTATCGTTTGAGCTGCCAGCGGACGAGTCGGCGTGCCTTATCGAGTGCGACGTGCGGCGCAAGAGCTACGCGCAAGTGTGCGAGGCACTGCACCTGTCGCCGGAGGCAGTCAACCGCTGCCGCAGGCGGGCATATCAAAAAATAGCAGACGGGCAAAGAGAGCACCGAGTTTAATCGGTGCTCTCTTTTTGTTTTTCCTCGTTGCGGTGCCTTTCCAGGTATTCTCTGGCACATTCCGCGAGGTAACTGCATTTCCATCCTTCGGCGGTATTCAGGCCGCAATTCCCGCAGCCACGGCATTTTTCAAATTCTTCAAGGATAGTTTCCGCTTGGGTTTTGCTTGCGATAAAAAAACTGCTCATTTGCTCCGCTCCCCTGTTATAACAAAGATTTTGCATCTACGCCGAGCACGTCGGCAATGGCGATCAGGTTTCTGGCCGTCAGATTCCCGGCGTCGGATTCTCCCAGCTCCACTCGCTGGATTTGGCGGATATTCACGCCGGATTTCTCGGCGAGGTTGGCTTGCGTCATCTCGGCCATGCGGCGCGACCATTCTAATTTTGATATCGCGCGGTTGTGGCAGTCGCGTCCGCAGTTGACCAAGGAGCAGGCGGTGCAATCTCCGTCTTCTCGCTGGCAGTCTGCATATTTCCTGCGCATCAGTTGCCCTCCCTCAGAGTTCGATTTCCGGCGCGTAGTAAAGCACCTCGTACTCCCGATATTTCGCGCCGACGGGTTTCCTGACAATGGCGGTCGTTTCTTCTCCGGTTGCCCGCTTGATGAGCGCGTAGCCGTAAAAATAACCGTCTTCCACAAAGTTTTTGCCGGGGGCCTGTCCCAATTTCCGGATCAATTCCTCTTTCTCCATTGTTCTTTCCTCCTTATTTCAGATAGCGGTTAGTCTGGGACACCACGGCCATGCCGACCTGCTCCGGGGTGCCGTTAAAATTCACAAAACGAAGAACATCAATCAGCTTGCCGGCATATTCTACGGAGTTAATGCGGCCGATCTGGAAGTCAATCCCCTTGTTCCACATTTCGATGTTTGCCTTACCTGGGTCACTGGGGTTCTCTCTCATCCACTCCAATGCGGCGATGGACTTCGCTTTCAGTTCTTCGGCCCACGCGATCTGCTTCTCAGTACCCTTCATGGTTCGTTCCTCCTTGGGTTTCCCCTTTCTTTATGCTCTTATTATACGCTAATATTAGCGTAATGTCAAGGGCTTTTTGAAATATTTTTTGACCAAATAATGACCAAACGATGACCAAAGGCTGACCATTCAAGGCAAGCCTTTTATGGCATCATAAAAACAGAATAAGAAAGAAGGTGCGCAAAATGTACGACCGACTTTTAGCTTTGGGTTTTACGGAGCAAATGGCAATGGACATTTTGACGCTGTTCCCTGACCCTGACGAGTTGCGCACTTATGTCTATTTCGCGGAGCTTTTCCATGTATAGCTATTTCAATCCCAATCCCGCAGGGCACAACGTGTCGGACTGCACTGTGCGCGCGATCTGCAAGGCGACCGGGAAAGACTGGGGCGAGGTCTATTTTTCCCTCTGCATACAGGGGTATTTGGACGGTGACCTCCCCAACGCAAACGCTTGTTGGGGCGCGTATCTGCGGTCTTTAGGCTACCGGAGATACATCATGCCGGACACTTACCCGGACTGCTACACGGTCGGTAAGTTCGCCGATGACCACCCGCGCGGGACATATATTCTCGCGCTCTCTGGCCATGTAGTGTGCGTGCAAGACGGCGTGATCTATGACAGTTGGAACAGCGAGAACGAAATCCCGCTTTATTACTGGGTAAAAGAAACGGAGGAATGAACATGGCATATCCCTATTTCAACCCCTATTATCCGCAGCCGATGACGGATAACCTCATGCAGATGCGACAGATGCAGCCCATGCAGCAACCTATGTCGCAGCCAGTGCAGCAGAACCCCATCGCGCAGGGCGGCGTGCAATGGGTGAGCAGCGAGCAGGAGGCGAGAGGATACCTGATCGCGCCCAACTCTGCTGTGGCGCTGTGGGATTCTACCGCGCCGACTGTGTATCTCAAGCAGGCGGATGCAAGCGGCAAGCCGACGCTCAAGATTTACGACCTCGTAGAGCGCGCAGAAACGCCCCGTACAGTTCCGCAGGAAAAGGGCGTGGAATTTGTCACCCGAGAGGAGTTCGACCGTCTGGCGGCGCTTGTAGGCGAAATAAAGGGCAAGAAGAAACGCAAGGTTGAGGAGGATGAAGACGATGAATAATCCCTTTTTTGGTGCGCTCGGCGGCGGGAACGGCTTCTTCCAGATGATGCAGCAGTTTCAGCAGTTCAAGGCAAATTTTCATGGCGATCCCAAAGCGGAGGTCGAAAAGCTTTTGCAAAGCGGCAAACTCTCGCAGGCGCAGTTGAACCAGCTGCAACAGATGGCAAAGCAGTTTCAAAGCCTGATGCAGTAAGCAAACAAATTAGCAAAGAGTTTGCTTATTTACAGGAATCTTATCGTGGCCACGATTTGATGAATAAATTAAAAGGAGTGATTTTATGTCTCTTTCCGATGGTACGCCCATGATGACGATGCCTGTCGCTCCCGCAAACAGCGGCAATAGCGGCGGTTTCGGTTGGGGTGGTGACGGCGCATGGCTCATTATTCTCTTCCTCATTTTTGCCGTCTTTGGCTGGGGCGGCAACGGCTGGGGAAACAACGCCGGCAATTCCGGCGGCGTTGTCGACGGCTATGTGCTGACCTCTGATTTTGCTAATGTCGAGCGCAAGATCGACAGTGTAAATCAGGGCCTTTGCGACGGATTTTACCAGCAGGCGCAGCTTGTCAACGGCACCAATATGGCGATGGCAAACGGCTTTGCACAGGCCGAGCTTTCCCGCAGCAACCAGCAGGCGGCCCTCATGCAGCAGCTCAACGCCATGCAGATGCAGGCCGCTGAGTGTTGCTGCAACACCCAGCGCGGCATCGAGGGCGTGCGCTATGACATGGCGTCGCAGGGCTGCGACACGCGCAATCAGCTCCAGACCAACACCCGCGACATCATTGACGCGATGAATTGCGGCTTCCGTAGCATCGACCAGCGTCTGACCGCGCAGGAACTGGCTGCGAAGGACGCGAAGATTGCTGAACAGAACCAGCGTCTTTTTGCTGCTGACCTCGCGGCCTCTCAGTCTGCTCAGACGCTTGATATGCGCAACTATGTTAGCGCACAGTTCGCGTATTACAATCCGCGTCCAGTTCCTTCGTTTTCCGTTCCGGCCCCGTATCAGTATACTGGGTGCGGCTGCGGCTGCAATCAGGGCTGCGGCTGCTGACAACTGCATAGCATAGCTTTTTCCCCACACGGGGAAAATGGTCGGCCCCGTGCCGATACTACAACAACGCGGCGGGGCAATAGCCCTGCCGCTGTATTTTTTTGAAAGGACTGAACTTATGAAAACGATTGACGATTTGAAACAAGAATTTGTAGAACATCTTGCCGCTATGGATAAGTCCGAAATGAGCATGCTCGAACTCGCAAACTATGCCGATCTGCTGCATAAGGCGGACGCTCTCTTCAAGCCAAGCTATACAGATGTACTTGCATCCGGCTTCATTCCCCCTTTTACGGCAACTACTTGGAAAAAGGAGGAGAAGAAAAATGGCTGAATACGTTACCGCTGGCATTGTTACCGTTCCTGCTGGACAGAATGTGCCGATGGTCTCCACGGCGGCTTGCGGCAAGCCCTGCATCGTTCACCGCGAGGGCAGCGGGCTTGTTACCCTTCGTGGTCTGACGCAGCAGTGCAAAGCACGCTTTAAAGTGAGCTTTGGTGCGAACATTGCCGTTCCCACGGGCGGAACGGTAGGCGCGATCACCACGGCGCTTGCCGTCAACGGCGAAGCGCTCAACGGAGCAACGGCGACCGTCGCCCCGGCTGCGGTGGAAAACTATTTTAACGTCTACGTCAGCGCCATCGTGGAAGTGCCGCGCGGCTGCTGTGTGACGGTGGCGGCGAAGAATACAAGCGCGCAGGCGGTTAGTTTTGCCAATAGCAATCTGACCATCGACCGCGTGAGCTGAAAGGAGAATGGACATGAGCAAGAAAGCAATGTATGATCTGCGCAATATGCTGTGCGACGAACTCGACGAGCTGGCACGTAAGGGCGAGCTTGGCGCGTGCGATCTCGAAATTGCGCACAAACTGACAGCCACCATCAAGAACATTGATAAGATCGAGATGATGGAAGACGTCGGCTATTCCCGCGACGGAGACTGGCAGTCGGGTATGCGCGGCGCTTATGACCGCGATATGTCCAATGCGAGACGTGGCACGCATTATGTGCGCGGCCACTATTCCCGTGACGGCGGCATCGACAACATGAAACGCCAGTTGCAGGAAATGCTGGACAACGCCGACGACGAAAGCATCCGCAGAGCTATCCAGCGCTGCATGGACACGATCGAGGGCTAAAGGGGGTGCGCCCCCTATGGTCGACGAAAATGAGGTCAATCGCTGGATAGCTCGCCTTGAAACAGAAGAATCGAGCTGGAAAAACTATGAGCGCCTTGCCGTGCTGTATGCCATCCGTGACCAGCAAAGCGGCATTAGGGAGAGGGCTTTGCCGATGGCATACTCCGCAGCGCCCGCGCCGGTCAACGTCGAAACATACGGCGACAGCGATTTCCTGCGCGCAGTGGCAGATGTTCCGCCGGACAAGGCGTGGGAGATCATGGACGAGCTGATGGACAGTTTAAAAATCGTGAACGAGCGCGTCTATAATAGCGTCATGCGCAAACTGGAAAAATGAGAATACCCCCGTCGTAAAGGCGGGGGTATCTTTTGGGCATAATTTACCTTCGCGTCGACAAAGGGCAAATATGCCTAACGGGGCGTTACAAAAAACGCGCCGTCATCATCTGCGTCAATTCTCCGGATAAAGCGCGTCCAGAATTCCTTTTTCTCTTCCCGTGAGTAAGTATC